CTATCTGTTCCTTTAGTACTATAGAAGCTCTCATTATTGAAAATGAAGTTTCTTTGGTCTACATTTGGTGCAAAAGGTCTATCTGTAAAACCTGGTGCAAACTGAGTTTTAACTTTTTTGAAGAATTCTTGTAAAAATAGTATATTTAAGTTCTCTATTACAGCACCATCAGTGTGTGCAGCACCTACTGAGGAGGAAAATACTAGTTTGTCTGGTGTATTTGACCCAACATGACTTGTAATGCCACTGAAACCCCTTCTACACCCCTCAAAATTGCTATCTGTCTTAGTCTCATAGAATATAATTTCATCATCTATCTTAATTAATCCATTTCTATCAGGAAAACCTACTGTAAAGTTACCTGCAGCCTGTGTTTTTATTACACTTGATGTTTGAGTAAGATCTTCACTCAAAATTGTACCAGTTTTTAACCCATATAACTGATCTACCTTTACATATCTGTCAAGATTTTGTATCAAATCAAGAGTTCCACCAGGAACTTCCTGAGAAACATAGTAAGATTTTAAAAAATCAGGTAAAAGTGGAAAATCATCACGCACAAAACGTGGCACTTGATTTTCAACTATATCTTGAAATTTAATCTTAGTTTCTATTGTCATTATTGTGACTTAGTATTAGTATCCTGATCCATATCCACCACCTCCACTAGGAGCACTTGGTGCACTAGGTGTTGTTGATGTGCTAGGTGTTGGAGTTGTTGTAGTAGTGTTTCCACTGCTTCCTACTGTAGTTGTAACACTAGATGTAGGGGTTGATGTTGATACATTCAATGTTCCTTCTGATGTTCCTGCAATATGAGGAGTGCCTCTTACAAGTGATCCATTGGCATAACTAGAAGTTACCTTATAACTTGATCCTGATGTGTTTGTACCAGAGGATATATCATCAGGAATCATGGTTACATTGCTGTTACTAGTATCTAGTTGCAAATAAAGATCCTGTAATCCAATAACATCATTAGAATGAGGAGATGTTGAGATCTGAATTAGAGGAACTTCTGCACCAGGAACTCCTCTAGTCAATTTTGTTGATATAATATTGATAGGATTTAACTTAATCTCTCCATGTATGTAGTCTATTATACCAATTCCTCTTTTTACTACCACTGGTTGGGTAGGAGCAGCTAGTTTAAACAAGAAAACTGTCCCTGTTGCTCTGTCTGCATTAGGAAGATCACCAAAATATAGACAATCACTGATACCACTTACAAAGAAACCTGATGATTTGATGTTATAACCATTAGTATTCTTTATATGAAACTCATTTCCAAAGCAAATTTCATATTCTGCAAAACTATTTAAGCTAGGTTCCATATCCCTCCTCATAAACACAGTTGTTATGTTAGAAGTAATGGCACTTTCACTATTATCAACTACTCCTAAGTACTTACTATACTTAAATCTTGCACCAAATTTATTTAATTGAGAAGAATTAGCATATTTTACAAGATTATCTAATACTATATTCCTTACGCTATCTGAAGATGCTGCTTTACTTGTATCATAATATACAGTAGACTCAGTTTCTACATACAAATACTTTAAATCTAGTATTTCTGTAACAATTCCTGCACAAGAATACTTTCTTAACTCTCTATTAATGTTTTCTTTGACTGCTCTAGATAAAAATACACCATTAAAAGGTTTAACACTGACAAAAACCTTACCATAAGCAGGTGGAGATAACTCTTCGCCACCATATGCAGACACAGATTCTGCCTCTGGATAGATTCTAGGTACTAAAGCTTCAAAATCTGCTGCTGTAACTGCTCTATTTTGTGATGCATAGATCTGTGGAGCATATTTTTTGATGGATTCTATGCTTTCTATGGCACTCCCACCTGATGATGGGTGATTTGTGAACACTAAAGACACTCCACTAGTCACAGATGAACCACTGTTATCTACTAATCTACCAGAAAAACTGAAATTATTCAGTCCATTTGCTGCTTCACCATTAGAAACTACATAACTTACCTCTACAAAGTTAGGTTCTTCAATTTTTTTACCAAAAACTCCATCTCCAAACAATATTTCATACCTTTCATTCTCTATTTCTTGTAAAAAGAACAACATTGTGGATGAATCTACCCCAAAAAGACTAGAAAATCTTGAATATTTGTCTTTTACACTAGAAGCTTCATTATCTTTTACTATAACTTTGATTAAATCTGCATCAATTCCTACATTTGGAAGAATATATCTCTGATTTGGGTTTCTAGAACTTGCTGTAAAGGTCTGAGTTACAAAAGTTCCCTCATAAACCTTAATATTTGTAAAAAATGCTACACCAGTTGATGTTACAGGTACAGTTATGTCCTCAGGAATGGTAAAAGTGTAACTATTTCCACCAAATTGGGCAGATGTAGTCAGTACAATACCTGCTTTAAGGGTTAATGTAACTGCATTTGTATTTGAAGCATTAACACTAAAGGATATATCTGCTACTGCTGCCTTTCTAGATCTAGGTACATAACCAATATTGCGTGCTAAAGATACCACATTCTCTCTGAGAGTGGCACTATCAATGAAAACCTCATTGGTTATCATATTAGCATTATATGATGAGATATATGTGTTATATGCTAGGGTGTCTATGATTGCAGATAGATTAGATCCTTCAAAGTCATAATCAGTGAAGTTGGAGTTAGCTCTCAAGTAGTCCTTAAGGGACTCTTTGATTTCATCAAAATCTACGTTGCTAAAGTTAACTAAAGGCATTTATCTTGTGGGTGCTAATGCAAAGGTGAGTTCTTGTTCTGGCACATCCATACCAATAATAAAGTATTGTAGAGTTACATGCATGGCATTACCTTCAAAATCAGGTTCAACTATTATTTCATTAATCTCTACTCTAGGTTCATAGTTTTCAATGGTAGTTCTTAATTCAGAACGAATGGCAGAAGCAGTTAACTTATCCATATTATCAAACAAAAGATTATTGACCCCTGTACCAAGAGCTGGTTGAAAGGGTCTCTCTCCTTGTATAGTTAATACTAGATTGCGAACTGAGCGTGCTATTGATGATTCATTCTTTAGCGCTATGAGATCATTACTAAGTGGGTTAGTTTGAAAACTAGCACTTAAGTCTTTAAATCCTCTACTAAGTCTTTGTACTGGCACGCATTTACTATAATCTAGGTTTATTTATTACAGTAAATTTGTATTATGACTTATCATCATAAATTTCATCTTCTTCAGTCTCTTCAGACTCAAATAAGTCATTATGTTTAGACTCAGTTTTCACCTTTGGCACCAACTTATCATTGGTTATTTCTCTTAAAAATTCAGTCATCGTATACTAAACATTCTGGTTCATCAGGATGCATCTCACAGAACAGTTCTAGAACATTAGGATCATGATGATCACCTGCTTCTATTTCCTCATGATGGTGGTCAACATAGACCTCCAGATCATGTAGTTCCTCTAATGCATGTCTTTTCATTGGTTCAGACACTTTAGGGTCTGCAATGAGATCTTTATCCTTTTGGATGTGGTCTTCTATGCTTTTCATTTTTCCCCCTTCTTAATACACTACTATTTACTTTATTTTATCCCTCATTGCTATAATTATCAGGCATATTATCAGAACAATCAAATATGCCCATACTATCATGGATATCATAGATTATAGAGAAACGAGGTTTTTCGCGGATTTTTCTATTTTCCTTCTAATCTGGGTGACTAGAGATTTAGTTCTTTTGAACTGCTCAGACATGTCTACTTTGATCATCTTCCCTGACCTCTGTATCTTTTCCTTGCCTTGTTTCTAGAAGTAGCAGCATACTTGGAATGCTTACCTCTGCCCTGTCTGGTCTTCTTAGGTCTTGTTTCTATTTGGTTCATCTATGTGGATTGTAATAAGTGAGTATTACTAATATTATGAAAAGTATTAGTAGAATTGAAAAGAATGCTATAACCATTAGATTACCCTAGTCTTCTCATGCCCTACTCTGATTCTAGGATCACACCAGATCTCAAATCCAGCATCCATAGCATCTAAGCAGAAACTTACATCTTCCCCACACATATCTTGGACTGCTCCTGATTCAAACAACTGCATCTTAGGAGCAAACCATGGATACTTCATATCCTCATGCTCAAACACACCTTTCTTGATGAGCACCCATCCAAAACCTGTGTAGTCAACTGTAAAGGGTTTCTTTCTCTTGGAGATGCCCTCTACCATTTCATGGTTCATGACCCCACCATTACTTCTGAAGTCATCTTCTTCTAACCAGTGTGCAACAGAGGTAGTTCTACCATCTTCAGTAGCATACCAACCAGCACTGATAGGTCTCTCCTTCTCAGGATCTACAATCTGCTTAACACCTGTAAGTTTAGTCTTAGGTTTTCCATCATCTCCCATGACTACTTCTCCCTTCTCATCCTTGACATCTTCATAGATGGGTTCTGTAGTCACTGCTTCTGCAGGGAGAGCCATGTCAAGCAATTGCCAGAACTTCTCAGTGTTAAAGACAATATCAGAGTCAATCCATAACTGATAGTCATATGGGAGTTTGCCATCCCATGGTAACTGATCAGGACCTCTGAGTACATTTGCACCTAGACACTTACATCTTGCAAAGTTTACCATAGAAGAGTAGTCTTGTGATATCTGAATACTCATCTGGTTCTGTACCATGTCAAATGCAAGTTGCACAAAGTTTTTTAGGAAGACATATGAGACACCCCTACCAGGTAAACAGAAGACTATCTTTTTTCCTCTCCATCTCTCTTTAATATTCTCATAGTCCCACTCTATCTTTTCCTGTTTATTCTTTTTAGGTTTAGATGCCTTTACAGTAAATCCTTTAGCCATTAATTAATAACTCCATTTCACTTTCTATTATACTCCCATATTTAGAGAGTGTCAATATGACCTCTCCACACTCTGTGGGGGGTTTTCACTCATCTCATTGGGAGAGATTACTGAGACTAGAATGGCACCCACAATCACAAACACAAAGAACCTCAGAATCTTAAAGGGAAAAAGTAATGGGGACATGAAAAATACCTCAGAAAATTTTTTGTATACCTCAGAAATTTTTTTTGATATGATATATTGACCTCTCTCTTTGTCACCTCTGTAGGTTAGGGTAGTTAGGCATTTTCGAATCAGGCATCACAAACCCCACAAAATAACAACAATCAAACAACAACTGTCAAATTCACAATAACATTTAGGGGTGCTAATAACCCACCCTATGTTACACAGTTTTTCCACAATCCTGTGGAAAACTTATACTTATTCTCTGTAATTGCCTGTGCTAAGTTAACATAAACCTCTGTAAGTATGTGTGAGTTAGTGTTACTTTAGGGCAAACACTTTCCCATAATTTATAACGTTTTCCTATTAGTATATTAGCATTAATTCTTTATACTGTCAACTATAAGATATCTGTGTATAAGTGTTACAAACCCCCTTGACATTTGAGAGGAATTGTGATACCTTGTTCCCTTAGATGACTATAAGATTGATACTTAATAAGCACAATTAGAGGCACTAAGTAACACATAAGAGGGTTAATAATGACACAAGGATACTATCCTAGAGTAACTTATACTACTCTTTATAAACAACTCATATACATTTTTAAATACATTTATAATACTTAATAAAGGTAATAATGGTATAAAGTAATACATAATGCTCTAATTGTCTATAATAAAGTAATAGTTTGCGACCCATCTTTATTATCCTTAATTGTTATTTTATGCTTGGGGAATGTCTTGCTTAATATTAACTTAAGTTTGCTATGTTTGTCTCTCTTAAATAACATTTTACTCCTCTAATTCCTCCTCTAATTCTTCTTCTATTATCTTAAATCCTTGCCCTATATCATCTAAATAACCTACTATATGTCTCTCTAGTTCGTTATAAATTACCTCCATATTGAACTCATTATCTATTATATT